TTCAGCCAAGCGAGCATTAAGCAATTGAAACTCAGTCTGTAACGCAATACCTGAAGCCTTCACAGCATCAGTTCCGCGCACTGCTCCAAGATGCGCCATTCTATTAATGGTTTCAGTCTTACGGCTAATGCTATCCATTACAGCAGAAAGGTTGCCGCCATTAGGCTGAAGCAAAAAAGGCCTAAGACTTGGCTCCATTTCCTCAGGCATATTAACGATGCCGCCTGCTCCTGCTGACGCATCTGTATCATATGACTTGACTAATGTTGGATGGTTACTAATCCGAATCAACTGTTCAATTTCAGATAGCTCTTGATAGATAGCTTTTTGCATCAAAGCGATATCGCCAATGTCAGACTTGCCGATTCCTTTGGTAACAGTCCTAGCGGCAGGCAAATGCACAGCGGGAATCATGCCAATCGGATTGTCTACTGACTCAATAAGTCGCTCTGTATCGTTGTTAACCTCATAAAGCTCAACAGTGTCTTCAGTCCAAATGCGGAAATGCACAACAGACTCAGTGGCAGTTTCCCGGATAATTGCTTCACGCACTTTAAGATAGACCAGTTTGTGCCGACCAGATGTCGTGCGTTCCCATCGCCAATCAAAGACATTCTCAGGTGTGTACAAGTTAAAGTATGGACGGATGCCTTGATCGAGTTCTTCTGCGCGTGTTCCTGCGTTGCTAGCAGGTTTATCGACAATGATCCAAACGTGACCATACACCGACGACCATATTTGTGCTTCTTTCATAAATGAATCAAGAGAACGACCATCTAAATCAGCGTCACGCATCATAGGTAGCAAAGCTGGAGAACCATCCAAACTGTTGTACTGGCGTGTCGGTGGATTGCGCCACAAGAAAGATGAATAGATGTGAACCACATTAGCGCAGTGATTATCAATCGGTGTTAAGTCTAATCGTCTGGCAAACTCGTTTTTATCTTCATTTAGATATTTAACAAGGTATTCACCGTCCTTGTAGTGTTCGCCACCTAGATATGATCGCAGGTGGAATTCCCACTGATCCTGATAGTCGTCATAGTCTGGATGGGTGTAGGTAATTTCTTGCGACACGATTAAGTCCACCTAGTCGGTTGGGGTATGTCATATTGTCTCTTAATAGGATACAGGAAATCAATGAGATAGCCCAAAGCATCATTCATATGGTCAAAACCTGAATCTTTATCTGGTTGACTTGTGCCTTCTTTGTAGGTTTGACGCTCTAATGATTTAATGACCTGCTTACACTTAGGATCGATTATCAGGTGTCTTTTTCCGTCTGCTGACTTAAGTCTTGCGTTAACTGAGTTGATTCTGTCTCTAATGGCTGAGTGACGCTCTCTGACTTTGACGGTAAATCCTGCGTTTTGCAAAATGCTGAGGTCTGTTCGTCCCCCTGCGCTTGTTTTTCTTTGTCTTGCGGCTGGGTCTGGGTAAATGCAAATCTGCTTCTGTGCGTACCTCGTCTTGATCTCATCTACCATTTCATCCGTGTTTGATCCAAATATTACGATCTCATCTATGATCTTGATAATGCCGCCTTCACGCACTGATACAACCGCAGACATCGGGTCGAGGTTAAAGTCCATTCCGATATGTAGCATTTGGTCGGGTTCAATATGACTTTTAGCCACTGATTCTTCACGACTGAAGTTGTAGTAGATGATTCCTGAGTAGTTGACGAACTGCGCATTGTATTCTTGATTGAATGTTCTTTCATCCAAATCTCGTTTCGCCGCTTCCACTTCTTCATCATCAACTTGCCCTCCGTCTAATGTAGTGAACTGAAATGACCGCCAATCGGTTAATTCATCAGCGCCTTGTGTCCATAAATCATAAAAGTGATTTCTTCCCTTTGGAGTACCTATGAAGATGCAACTTCCCTTGCGATCCGATAATGAAGGCCTGATAACTTCATACCAAGTTTCTGGTCGCATATCAGCAAACTCATCTAACACAACAAAGTCTAAAGCGCGACCTCGCAAATTATCGGCTTTTTCTGCACCCTTTAAGCTAATCGTTGATCCATTAATCAGGGTAACGCTTAACGATGATTCGTTTGTTTTGCGTATGTATTCTTTTGGCAATGAATTGAGAAGCATATCCCATGCAATCTCTTTAGCGGCTTTGTAGGTAGGAGCGACATACCAGACGTTTCGATCTTTTCCTTGTATCGCTTGGATAATTAGCTCGGTAGTTGATAAAAACGTTTTACCGAACCGTCTACCTGCAACGACAACACGGAACCGATCTTTACTGTGAAATATTTTGCTTTGTGGTTTAGTTAGATGCATGAGTGTGAACTACAAATGAAGGTATCTCTTGACTAGCTTGATTGTCTTCTCGCCATCCAGCCTGTGTTTTTAGATAAAAAATGGCCGCAGACACATTACCTTTTCTTGCTTGTGCGATAAGATTTGAAGCAACTCCTGCAATAGCTTTACCCCTACCTTTTTGATAAGCCTGAAAAACTTCTGTTTGTCGTTCTTCAACTGCACGAAAAGTGTTCTCGTCGATACCAAAATAATCAGCAATTTGTTTCTTAGACAAGACAGCGGCCAGTGCTTCAACTTGCGCTACTTGTCCTTCGTCAAATACGACTTTTGGACGACCACCTCCTTCACCTTGTTTACCACGTTTCATTTCTTAAATTCCTCTGAAATGATCATAGGGCAAGTATGTTTCCACTTAACCATGTGATGTAAACGTCTATTAATTACACCCATCTCGGTAATTTTTACGCAAGATGGCGCGTACATAACTGAATAAAAACTTTTTATATAAGTGCCTAAATCAAGGTAAATATCTGTCAAGCCACCTGTATTTGCCTGTGTTTGCTTTTGCTCTAACCGTATGCGCGGAACTGTTATGAATAAGTTACCCCGCAATCCAAGTTCGGTATAAGCATTAACGTCTTCATTGATACGACCCATAAACTTAAATGGCTTGTCTACGTCACAGAAAAACGAGTTCATAACTTTTCGGCTGAACTGACCATCTCTGTGCAGTTTCGCAACCTTTGAGCCCTCGCCGCCAATAAAGTCACCGCCCTGTGACATCGCAATAGTCTTTGCACCACTCTGTATGTAGAACTCGAGCATTGCTTCAATTACTACGTCGAGGTTCTTAATCGCAATTTGTTTTGTGATGTAGTTTCGCTGATTATCAAACGTATAACGAAAACCACCGTAGTCATCATCAAGCTGTAAGAAATATTGTATGCCTAACTCTTTTGCTACGACAAAATTGTAGTTACGAGCGAATACAACAGAATTACGTTTACCAAAGTTGTCACCTGAATCGGTCATATCGATCGCATCTTGCTTACTAAATACAATGACTTGATCTTTGTAACGCTTCTTGTACTCGTCTACCTGCTTGTCTTCATCGTCAACCATTAGATAGATATGTCCCGTGTACCCCTGCTTCCTCAGAGTGTTGTACGTAACGACATTATTTGCTCGCCCATGGGTTAGGATAAATACAGCAAAGTCTTTTCTATTCTTCATCGTCATCGGACTCTGGATAATCGACCAAGTACTGCTCTGAAATCTTTTCTGACAAAACGACGTACCCATTTTCTATCGCTTTTTCAAAATCGATAATTACAAGGGCGTTATCTTCCATGAGCTCTTGGCACTCTTGCGATGAATGCGCGTAGTAGTTCGCTATCAATTCAAAGTTGAGAACGGTATGACGACCTGCCGCTAACATTAAGAAGTCTTTTTCTTCTTGTGGCAGGTTGGATTCTTTAATTTTTTCAACTAAATCAAATGTTTTGCTATCGTCATAAAGGTCTTTGACATCGGGTTTATCCCCCTGGGGTTCGTATATTGGTATGTCGACCTTCTTTGTATAAGCGTTTTCGTCGAATTGATTGTCATCGCCTAATAATTCAATCAGTTCTTTCTCATCGAACCCTAATAAATCGATGGAAAAATCCAATTCTTGCAAATGTTGTATTTCGGCTTGCAGTAATTCGAAATCCCAACCTGCGTTCATTGCTAATTTGTTGTCTGCGATAACGTAGGCTTTACGCTGTGCGTCTGTAAGACCTTCCAACGTAATTACTGGTACTTCAGTAAGGGTTAATTTTTTTGCGGCTTGTAGGCGACCATGCCCTGCGATGATCGTATTTTCTTCATCGACTAGAATTGGGTTAGTAAAGCCGAACTCTTTGATGCTAGCGGCAACTTGTGTAACTTGCTGATCGCTATGTGTGCGAGAGTTGTTCGCGTAAGGAATAATTTCGTCGACACTTACGTATCGCACTTCTAAATTGTTTGACATTGCTCCACCTGATTACCTGTCAGTCAGTGAACTAATTATACCCTAGAAAATCGTTTAGGAAGTGGGTAATAGATCGCAAAGTATGAACCTTTTGTGCTGATTTTCCGTACGTGAAATCTTCCCCCAATCTGACAAACCTTCCACGGGATACGTTCATGTTCCGCCAGATGTTTACAAAGGGTTAAAGCGGCTTGAGGATCAGTCCTGATGTGATCAATCATTCTGCGTTGAACAATATTCAGCGTACCACGCCTTAAATTGCTCCTTCTCTAGTTCCCCATAAGTGTCGAGGTCTCTAGTAGGGCCACAGAAACGACAAACCTCTTGGCCTTGGTTCAGATGTTCTCTGAGAACTTGATCGCCACAATTCGGGCAAGTAGGGTGCTTAGAGTTCATCGTCATAGTACCCCTTTGGAACGATCCACTCAGG